GGACTGGCGCGCGGTGCACAACCTGATCTGGGAAGACGCCCACGGGCCCATTCCTCCGTTGCACGCGGTCTGCTTCAGGGACGGCGACAAATCCAACATCGAGCTTGAAAACCTCGAGCTCATCTCGCGCGCCGAGCTGATGCGCCGCAACACGGTTCATAACCTGCCCAAAGAGCTGGTCGAGGTCATTCAGATCAAGGCAGCAATTAAACACAGGATCACAACGATCACCCGAAAGAAACAGGAGAAGCAACATGGCGAAGAACAGAATTCAAGACTTGCGTGACCACCTCTTTGCAACGCTCGAATCGCTGAGGGACGAAGAAAAACCGATGGACGTGGAGCGGGCGAAGGCCGTCTGCCTGGTGTCGGAGCAGATCATCGACAGCGCCAAGGTCGAGGTGCATTTCATGGAGGTGAATGCCGAAGCCACAGGAACCGGATTCTTTGACAAGCCGCTGAACCAGCGCACGCTGGCCGAGCGCGCCGACGGCGCCATCCGCGAGCTGAACACGCTGGGGGATGGAAGGAGGGCGTCGTGAGAAAGACAAGAGAGCCGATACCGTCGCTGTTTGATGTGGCCCCGGCGCTGGCTGTCGGCTCGCCGCTCCCAGCCATGGAGCTGCCAACCCTGGACCCAGCGAAGTTTCAGCATCCACGTCGCCCCGGCAGCTGCATCGAGCCGCTGAAGTTCTGGACCGGGAACATTGCCGTGAAGGAAGGCCCGGTGGAGATCGAGCGCAACTCCAGCGGCACGATGATTTACATCCACCAGAACGGACGGCTGGTGTTCACGTTCAGCGGGGAGCACCTCACAGACCTCAATAAATTCCATCGCCACTTTCGCGAGGAGGAACCATGAAGTGGCCAGCCACTGCCGAGGAGTTGAAGGCTGCAGGGTATCACTCAACCGGAACCGGGATATGCAGGAGCTGCTCGAAGCCCGTCATCTGGGCCACCACGCCGCAGGGTTCCAAGATGCCCCTGGTGGAAGTTACATCCTCAGATGCGCTCTTCGATGCCGGCATTCGACTGTTTCAATCACATTTTGCCGACTGTCCGAACGCGCGGCAACACCGTAAGGCGGCGCGATGAGTCAGAAGCCGGGCGAGCGCTGTTTGATGTGTGGCCAGGTGATCGGAGTACCGTCGGGCCGGGTGTGCGGCGACTGCCACAAGCCGATCGCGCGGCATGACCGCTGGTATTTCGGGCCGGAGGGCAAACCGGTACACCGGGATTGTTCGAACCCAACGATGGAAGAACGGAGGAAATAACGATGGAGCAGGCACAAGTGAAGTTTGAAGGTTGGGCGGTGGTGGAGATGATGGGACACCAGCGCGAGATCGGATTTGTAACCACGGAGTATTTTGGCGGCGCGGCGTTGTTTCGCGTGGACTCGCCGGAGATCCCGGAGCGCGAGTACGAGCTGACCAAACCCGAATACTTACCCAACGAGCGAGGGCGCTACCAGGAGATTCCGATTGGCTCGAAGGTGAAGCGTGTCGGTATCCCGGCGAAGTCTCGGTTCGTTTCCCCGGCGGCGCTCTACGCCCTGAACCCCTGCACAGAGGAAACCGCGAGGGAGGCGATCGAGGAGATGGTCCCGCGCAAGCTCATCGTGCTGGACATCAAGATGAGCGACCGGAAGGCCTTGTCCGGACAAACAGAAGACGCGTTCGGGCGGGACATCTGCGAGGAGTGCGGGCGAGCTGACGAAGATTGCACCTGCGTCAACGAGGGGAGTGAGCGCGATTTAGAGGATGGTGCTCAGTGAGCGCTACGCCTCGCATCGACGTTTACCCAGACCCGCTGACCGGCGGCAAGCAGGCAATGATCGCCACGCAACTGATATGCGCGGTCTGCGGGAAGGACCTCAGCGGGCCGCGCTGCCCGGGGATCATCGACCTGGCCTCAGGCAAGGCGTACTGCTGCGCCGACCACTGGACGCTGAAGCGATAAACTGAGAGTGGAGAAGAATATGGAAGAGTTGGAGTTCAAGCAGTGCCCCTTCTGCGGAAATCCTTTCCCGGAACACGACGTGGCGGAATACGCACCCTCGGCGTTCATGCGATGCGTGCAGTGCGGAGCTCACGGCCCGTTCTGTCACACGCGAAAAGACGCGCAGAAATTATGGAATACACGTGCGGAGATAGGTCATCCGGAAGAGTTCATCCCCGAGCTCGTCAGGCTCTGCGCGCACTACGGCGCCGTGATCTTTGCGCGAACGGATGGTAGGCGGGAGATTCTGTCGGTCGAGCTTCAAAAGGCACACATGTGGCTGGACTATGAGCGGATTAACGGTGATGGTGCGCAGGAGCTTGGCAAGGGACCGGAATTTTATTCCCTTTCAAAGGAATGAAATTCCAGAAATATGACAAACCGTACCTTGCCCCATTGGACACATTGTTTACGGTAGGCTGCATACTGTTTTTAGTAGTGAATACGTAAAAGCATATTGACAAGCGGCCTTAGTTCCTGCAAGATTCAGCTATTGTCGTCGTAGAGCGCTCAAGGGGATTCCGCGAGCGAGGGTTTCTGACCGCTTCGCCGCTTACGCCAGTGAGCGAAAGTGAAGCGGGGGAGAGCAGAACGCCTCGCAAAAAGGCCTCCGGTGAAACCCGGGGGCCTTTCCATTTGGAGCTTGCGCGCCCTGTGACGCTTCGAATGTTGTTGCAGTCGCTTTGCCATTGATAAACCTCCTGTGCAGTGAAGACCCGGCGTCCGCCATGACGCTGGGTCTTTCTTTGGAGCCAAGAATGCGTATTCCACTCATCGACGGGCAGACTCACTTGACCTACGACGATGCCAGCCGATGCTTCCACTGTGAAGGTTGTGGAATGGAATGGGAATTCCGGAGCCGAATGGCACCGCATCCCGGGAAGCTGGCGGAGACAAAGGAATTACTCTCGCTTGTACACCGAAACTGCGATAAGTACCCCAGCCAGCGCGCGGCGCGCCTCGCCATTGAACACATGAAGGAAGGCACGCGCCGGAGCTTACTGGAGATCGCGAGAGCCCACTAGGAAACGATATGGTGAAAGGCAAACGAGCGGAACCCGTCAAACGCACGGCGGGGAGGCCTCGCAAACAGATCAATCGCAAAATGCTCAAGCAGCTCGCCCAGGCGCAGCTTTCGAATGGTGAGATGGCGCAGATTCTAGGCTGCTCGCCCGACACCCTGGAGCGGAATTTTGCGGCAGTCATAAAGGCCGGGCGGGAACACGGGGTTGGGTGCGTTCGCCGACGCCTGTTTCAGACGGCCACCAACGCCAGAAAGCCCAATGTGGCAGCGCAAATCTTCTTCCTGAAGAACTATGGCGGCATGAAAGACGCGCAGGAACATTCCGGACCGAACGGCGGACCGATTCCGCTGCAGATCGGAACCCCCGAGGAGAACGAGCGGCGCATCGCGGAGCTGCTGGCGAAGAGCGGAGCAAGCCTTGAATCTGTCAGCACTCAGCCCGGAGGAGCAGGCCGAGCTCATCCAGAGACTGGAAGCACGGCAGAAGTACCAGGCAGCGAGTGACGAGGAGCGCGCGCGGCTGACGCGAAAGGCGCAGCTCGAAGGCGATTTTGCATCGTTCTTCCGCGAGTCGTGGTCGTTGCTGGAGCCGGGGAAGCAGCTTGACTGGAGTTGGCATTACGAGCTGATTGCCGAATATCTTGAGCTGGTCTATCGGCGCGAGATTCGGCGGCTGATCATCAACGTGCCACCGCGCACGGCAAAGAGCACGGAGGCGACGATCGCCTGGCCAGCGTCATGCTGGGCGCGCAATTCGCAGCTGCGTTTCCTGACGGCCTCGTATTCGAAGAACCTGAGCGAGGAGCATTCAGTCAAGCGTCGCAACCTGATTCAGTCGGACTGGTACCGGCAGTTCTGGCCGATTCAATTTGCCGAGGACACGAACCGGCGCGACCAGTACCGCAATTCGCAGCAGGGCGAGATGATTGCAACCTCGGTGGGGGCGACGGGCACCGGCCGCGGCGGCGACATCCTGCTACTCGATGACGGCCTCAGCGCGGACCAGGCGAAGTCCGAGGCAGAACGAAAGACGGCGCACGGGTGGTTCACAGACACCTTTCGCACGCGCCTGAACGACCCGGCGACGGGTGCGATCGTGGTGATCGAGCAGCGCACGCATGAGGATGACATCACCGGCTGGCTATTGAAGCATGAGCCGGGGCAGTGGAAGCACCTGTGCATTCCGCTCGAGGCTGACAAGCGCGAGATTTGGAAGTTTCCACTTTCGGGGCGCGTGGTGGAGAGGCAGCCGGGCGAAGTGCTGCAGCCCAAACGCTTCCCGCCCGAGGTGATGACCTCCAGAAAGGTGCACGCGCGGACGTTTGCAACGCAGGATCAGCAGCGACCGGCACCGGACAGCGGCATCATCTTCAAGCGTGAATGGTGGAAGTACTACCGCACGCCTCCGGAGGAATTTGACCGGGTCGTCACTTCGTGGGACTTCGCGGTGGAGGGCAAGGCCGACAACGATTTCAACGTCGGCGGCTGCATTGGACAGATCGGCGCGAACCTTTACGTGCTGGATGTCTTTCGCGCGCGCATCCCTTTTCCCGAGCAACGTCGGGCGCTGAAGAGCTTCGCACAGAAACATCCGGAAGCCCGACGGCATTACGTCGAGAAGAAGGCAAACGGACCAGCGGTCATGGCGTCGCTGGCGCAGGAAGTCTCAGGCCTGATCCCGGTTGAGCCGCAAGGCTCGAAAGAGCAGCGCGCAGAGGCGGCCAGCGCGGACGTGGAAGCGGGCAACGTGTTCCTGCCCGAGGATGCGCCGTGGGTGCATGACTTCGTTGAAGAACACACGGTTTTTCCGAATGGGGCGAACGATGACCAGGTGGACATGCTGTCACAGGTTATCAACGCGCTTCGCAAGCGTGGGCGCAGGATGAACGACGTTTTGTAAGGAGAAGACCTTGAACGATGTGACACCTGAAGCAACGATGGCCCGACTGGAAATGCAGAACCGGATCGTGAACTGCAACGTGCCGATGCGCAAGCTTGTCCGGCGCAGGGACGGAATGCCGATTAAGACGAAGCTAGCCGAACGCTTTCCGCTTCTGACCCGCCGCCAGCGTCGCGAGCTGGCACGGAAAGCGCGCAAAGAAGCCGTGAAGGCGTAAAGATTCGCACGACTGTAAAGATTCAGCCTCGCCTGTCAGCGGGGCTTTTCTATTGGAGCCACATGGGCCACATGGGCGAGTACAACGCGGCGAAGGAGCTGGCCGAGGAACTCTGGCCGGATTATCGGGCGCATCGTTTCGGTGTCTTCAGGCTTGTACTCATTGCGGCGCGCCGAGGCCTCTGCGGTCACATCGCGTCGGACGCGCTGAGCTATCTGCGGCAGTGGGAGAAAGAGGGCAAACGTGAGCAAGCGTAACGTCAAATCGGTGGCCGCCGCTCTCTCGCGCACCAATCGGCCGATCGCCAATGACTCGCGCACCGCGGTCGACGGGCTGGAGAACTTCGTCGCAGGCCTGGGCACCAATCAGGACAAGCGCACCTATACGCGGTACGGCGTCGTCATTCCCAAGACGCGCGTCGAGCTCGAGGCGATGTATCGCACCAGCTGGCTCGCCAAGCGCATCGTCAACACCGTTGCCGACGACATGACCGGCAACTGGCGCAGCTTCAAGTTTGGGGATGCCGATGACAATCCGCGACTGGAAGCGCTGAAGCAGGCGGAAAAGAAGTTACGCGTCAAACATCGCTTTCTCGAAGCCACGCGCTGGGGCCGTCTCTACGGTGGCACGCTGATGATTCTCGGCACGGCCGACGCCGTGAACCCCGAGGACATGGCAACCGAGCTCAAGCCGGAGACGGTGAAGAAGGGCGATCTCCGACACATTCAGGTGCTCGATCGCTGGCGTTGCGCGCCTTCGGGGCCCGTCGTCACCGACCTGACGTCGCCATCGTTCGGCATGCCGGAGAGCTACATCATCGCCGAGTCGGCGGTGGAGGTTCACCATTCGCGCGTGATCCGGTTCGGCGGCGAAAAGCTGCCGTACTTCGAATGGCTGCGTAACGCGCGCTGGGATGATTCGGTGCTGGAGCACACGCTGAACTCGCTGCAGAACTACGACACGACCTCGGCCGCCATCGCGACCATGATGTTTGAGGCGAACGTCGACGTCATCAAGTCCGACGACATCACCGAGCTGCTCGCGAGCAAGAAGGGCGAAGAGAAGCTGATGCGCCGCTTCGCCGCCTCGGCGCTGATGAAGTCCTACAACCGCACCTTCCTCCTGGACAAGGACGAGGAGTACGAAAAGAAGCAGAACAGCTTCACAAACCTCAAGGACATCTGGCAGCAGTTCGCCGTCGACGTCTGCGGGGCCTGCGACATTCCGATGACTCGCCTGTTTGGGCAGTCCGCCGGGGGACTGAATTCAACTGGCGACGGAGACCTCGAGAATTACTACAAGATGATCAGCGGCAAGCAGGAGGCGGAACTCGGGCCGCAGCTCGAGCACTTCGACGATGTCTTCATCCGCTCGACACTTGGCACGATGCCCGACGATTACGAAAGTCAGTTTGAGTCGCTCTGGGAGACCAGCGACGAGGACCAGGCAACCATCGACTATCAGAACGCGCAGCGCGACCAGATTTACCTGCAGACGGGTGTGGTCACCGAGGGGCTGGTCGCTTCCGAACTTCGACGGCGCCGCACCTATGCGTCGATGGATGAGGATGATGTTCAGCTGGCGGAGGAACTCAGCGAGCAGGCGCAGCAGGCCCGCGAAGCTGGTTTCGAAGCGCAGAAGCAAGGGCTGAACAACCCGCAGAAGAACGCGAAGCCGGGTGCGACTGATCCGAACGCGGCAGCCGCAGCAGCTCCCCGGAAGGGCGCGAAGAAGGGCACGCAGAAGAACAGCGAGCAGCTCGCGACGAGCAATCCTCCGGGAGAGATTTAGGTTTCACCTGGTCATGGTGCGCGCGGAGATCGCGCGACAGGGCTCAGAGAGGCCCCGATGAAACAACCGGGTGGAGTATTGGAGACGCATGGCCACGATCAAGCTCAGCATGTTTGTAAAGCTGCACCCGCACGCGGAGAAGATCCGCAAGCGCCGCCGATTTCTGAAGCCGATCCGGCCATCGCGCGCGAACGAGCTCTGGTATAAAGCCGAGCTGCTCAAGATTGTGAAGCTGCTGCGCAGAAGCGCTGAGCGTCACCTGCTCCCTGAACTGAAGCACCTGACGTATGGCAACACCGGGACGCAGAAGCGTGTGGGCGATGCTTCGCCGCCTTCGATCAAAAAGCAGTTCAGCGCGATGCAGTCCGAGTTTGGCGGCATTGACAGCGTCGCCGATCGTCTGGCCAAGGCGGCGGTGCGCCGCAACCTGAAGTCGGTAGACGATGGCCTGCGCTCGGCAATCAAGAAGAACGTCGGCGTAGACATCTCCGGCGTTTTTGCGAATGACGTGCAGATCCGCAACGCGATGCACGCGGCGACCCAGGCCAACATCGACCTGATCACCTCGATTCCCGAGCAGTACTTCGACAAGCTCGAAAAGGCGATCAGTGAGAGCTGGGTTGACGGCATCGACTACGA